CATCTTCACGCTGCAGGCCAGAGATCTGATCAACGTCGAAGATTCTAGCAACGTTCAGAACCTTGCACAGGTCAGCAGCAGAATCGTAAATACGACGGCCATTCATATCACGAGCCATCAACATGGTATTCAGCAGCTCGGGAGCGCAGTAGAAGTCAGCAACACCCTTGCCCTTATAGCTAATACGGCCGTTCATCAGAGCAGCGATGATAGCTTCGGACTTAACGAACTCGTCGCCGAAGTTAGCACCAGTGTTGGTACCCTGCAGCTTGGTCTTCATACCAGCAAAGTCGACAGTCTCGTGAATGACATAGGGATCGGCGTCAGTCCAGATAGGACGGATGCTCTGATCAGAAATCTTGTCAGCTTCCTCGTTACGATGGTCGCCAACCAGAGCAGCCAGAGCAACGGTCTCCTCCAGAGTGTGCTTCATGATGTTGCGCATATAAGCAACACCGTCGAAGTCCATATCCTGAATGTCGTCACGATGCAGAGCATCCTTAACATACACGGTCTGGGGATGAGTTTCACGCTTCAGCAGCTTAACGTTAGCCAGAGCCTTCTTCTGCTCGCCCTTGGTGTGAGCCTTAGCAGTGATCTCAGCAGCGCGTGCGTCGATCTGACGGGTGCGAACACGAGCGATGGGGCTCTTATTAGCCTTAGCCATTACATGAGCAACCCAGTCCATGTCGCGCTCAATCAGAGTGGGAGCACCAGCGGGAACGTTCTTCAGATCAGTAAACAGAACGTCGATCTTTTCGCCGTCCTCGGCACCAAAGCCGTGCTGCAGGTGATCGTTAGCGTACATCTCGATAGCCTTCTTCAGGCTACCAACAGTTTTAGCATTGCTCAGGATTTCCTCCTGATCAGCGTGGGACAGGACATTGGTCTCCTGCTGTGCGTCGCGGTCAAATACATTTGTTTTCATAGTTTCATTGCCTCCTTCAGAATGTTTAACAGTTTCGTTTTCGTTTTCGTCAGTTTTGTCTTCGTCGGAATCATCCTCACCAAGAGCCATTCCGAGAACCGTATAAATTGCGGTTTGTTCTTCTTCATTGCTCTTCGCCAGAATGTCCTTAATGACATCAATAACACTTTTTTCTTCGGTCTCTTCCTTAGAATTGTCCTTGTGTTCGATCACAGGCTCTTCTTTGGTTTCGACTTTGGTTTCAACTTCAGTTTCAACTTCAGTTTCGACTTCAGTTTCGACTTCAGTTTCGACCTTCTGATCTTCGTTCACCACAGTATCATTTTCCTCCTTTTTATTTTCGGCATGTTGCAGGGGCTGTTCTTCTTCGGTATAGTGATGAATCACAATGTTCTCGTCATAGCCCAAAATCAAGCCCTCTTCGGTGTCTTCACCATGTACCATAACGTAGTCAATGAATGCACCGGGGTTAGCCCCAGCCATCACAATACTTACTTCTCTAATTAATCCATGCAGAACGTCTTTACCTGCCTGTTTCAGCTTATTAGCATAAATAGACAGGGATCTTACGTCGCCATGTCGAACAGCTTCTTTTGCTGCTTTACCAGATTCGCTATTATTGAAGGAGCAATATGCATAAACACCTTCATCACGATTTTCAAGCAGCGCATGACCCAGAATTCTATCCGGATCACCATGATCGTGGTTCCAGACCAAGGGAACGGTCTGTCCGTCATTGGCCTTGAATGCATCCTTACGAATGGTTCGGCCATCGGCGCACAGGAGATCGTTTCTCGTGGCCCAACCACTAAAATCATACTTCTCCATTTTGATGTATCCTCCTTCTTATAAAGTATTATTTATCTATGAGGTCGCCAATTGGCGCTTCCCATATATTAGGGGTACCCTTAGAAGAGTCATCGTTATTAATATTATTAGTTGGAGTAAGAGATTCTTCTGGGTGATTTAGGTTGCTATTTATAAGCATATCGGCCTTAGGATCATCAGACGGCTTAAGTCCGATAACCTGTCTAAACTCATTGCTAGACATGATTTCATTCCGAGTGAGACTATCCGCACTCTCAGCCACTTCGCTAACAGTCATCAGTCTAAACGGATCTCTAAAGAACATCACAGTTTGCCCCTGAGTTCTGGCTGTTTTACTCAAGAAGCTTCGCCTCATAGCATCAACAATAGCCGATACAATAGGCTCGATTGTTCTGTTGTTATAATTCAACATGGCCTTCTCGTCGGCAGTATTGTCGAGTACAGACGGTGTCATACCAATCTGATTGTATAACTGACTCGTCAGATACTCGATCTGCTTCATAAGGTTATTTTCAACCGGGCGGTTTAACTGAGTAATCTTTTCAGTACCATCAGTGTAAGCAATACCATAAGGACCTTTGAGTTGATCCTCAATATCCTTACGCCGCTTTTCAGCCTGTTGCTGTCGAGCCTCAGATTTAATTACGTATGGCAACTGAATAATAAGATCCAGCTTACCAGAGCCGCTTTGCTCATCAATAGCATCCAGAATATTAAGTTTTCTTATCAGACGCTGCATTGTCGAGTTCGGTTCATTAATTACTGCATATAGCGGGTTCTCGATTATTGCGACTGATTTTTTAGGAAGTGTGATGTCTTCTTTGCGACCGGTCCGATCGTTATAGACTCGAACCTTTACGTGAGCCGGATACCATTCCAAAATCTGACCAGTTCTCATTGACAAAATGTCATAAGAAGTAGACATGGTCGGATCGTAAGAGGTATCAACAGGGACAATAGCAACGGCTCCTTCGTCGAACATAGACATGACCACATCCTGTATAAAAGATCGACCAGTTTGGTCTATATTAGCCTCAACCGTTAAACAGTCATTCAGACCAGATCGAATATCTTCTATATATCTACCAGTTTTATCGACTCTACAGTGTTTGATAGTAATCGCGGCGACATCCATTGCGATTCGGTTATATACAGACGTAACAATAGAACGCTCGTTACCGCGCGTGAATCGCACACGATCTGGGCGATACACATAACCCATGCCCAGGTTTTGATACTGAATCTCCGTGGGATCTCGGTTTTTAGTAAAAGCATTCCAGGCTCGTTTAAGTCTGGATGGTAATGTTAACTCCATTTTGAAGTATCCTCCCCTCAATTCCTCGGCAGATCGTTAACGAAAGCGTATGCACCGGCTAGTTCTTCCTTAGACAAAGAAGAGATTTTTCGGTTCATCGATGCTACATATCGTTCATTATTCGCAATCTTCATACGAGCCTTAGCTGCTTTCTTGGCTACTTTATCGGACTTAATCGAGTATTTCATAGCCTTGACGCCATAACCGGAGGTTTTAGATAGTCTATTTGCATCTACTTTAGCTTTAGCAGACTTATACTTGGCTTTTTCAGCCTTAGACTCATAAATCGACTTTTTGAAATCGCTATCTGCGGCGAGAGCTTTCTTACCTAACTTAGCAGCTTTCTTTGCATACTTTGCAGACTTTGCAGCCGCTCGGTTAGAACGCTCAAGGTCCTGTTCAGAGTGAATCTTCTCAGATTTCTTTGTAAGAGCGGCAGACTTCTTGTCATAGTTTAGGGCCTTCTTTCTCAGCCGTTCGTTAGAAGACGCCTTAGATTGGGCTCTTCGCACACCCCACTTCATCCCAAGGACGCCATAGTGCATCAGTTCGTCGTCTGAGATTTCGTAGAACTGACCATGAGATAATATATAGTTAGACGTAAGTATCACCTCTTTTACTCAAAAGATTCTTTATTAAGTTTCCATGCCACAAAGGCATCTAACATAGCGGCTACGGGGTCAATCTTAGCCTCGTAGCGTTTCTTCAAAAGTTTACGGTTACCGTTAGTATCCTCTAGAGTTATACAGTTACCCATCGCATAAGACATGAGGTCCTCATCGAATAACAACATTCTCTGTTCGGACAGATTCTTTAGTTCGCCAAGAGGTACAGACTCCGTCTTAGCGCCCTGAATAACTTTTTCAATACCAAACGGTCCGTTTTCTCGTTCCCAACGCTCAATAAATTCTCTGGCATTATAAGGGTCGAAACCAATACAGCGAACGTCATATTCACGCTCCAGAATGTGCTGATCCAGATCGTCATAGACTTCCATCATGTCGAGAATAGTACCCTCTAAAACTATTAGACTGCCTTCTTTCATGAATTCATCATATTTTGCTCTCATTGCGGAAGGTAGTTTCATGATTGTAGTGGACGAAATATAGTTTCTGGTCTTAATACCAAAACAACCATTTGCTAGAGGGAAAAGGAACGTAAACGAACAGAAGTCGTTTCCCTGAGAAAGGTCAGCTCCCACTGAGCAAGGCATCTTCCAGAAGTCTCTCTTTCTATGAGGAAGCGTTTCTTCATATGTAAAGTAATAGGTATAACCTTCCATAGGAATACCAAATCGCTTAGCTAAGATATCATTACGCGCAGACGGGTTGTGTTCAGCTTTCTCTACATCCTGGTGATAGACGTCGTAATGGACTGTCTTATCCAGATTAGGATTAGCCTTAAGCCACATTCTAGGATCGTTAACTTCATCGATGGAATCAAGTTTATACCACCAGATAGACACCCGAGGATTCGGATATTCACCCTTCAGTATCTTTGCTAACTCCATTTTGATTGAGTCACCAGGACCGTTACGAACTGTACCCTCGGAACTGATAGCAACTATTAAATAGTCGTCGTTCTTCGAAGCACCCTGTTCCGCAGCACCGACAACATCCTCTCTGATATCTCCAGAAAGCCATTCGTCTATGGTCCATATTCTAGCTCTAGAACCCTGAATCTTATCTATACTCATAGGTTTGATTTCGAGAATAGAACCGGTTAAGAAATTCTCAATGCCCTTTTTAGTAGAAGCTAATTTCTGACGGTTGGCTTTGGAGCCAGTAGTATTCTGTAAGGAACCCTCAGTAAGGAACTTAAATAAAGGTCCTCTGGCTCTAGTAATGGAGGTTCGAATCGGAGATAATACTTCTTCGGCTTGTCTCATCGTAGGTGCTGTCGTAACCTGCTCTGTCGTAGATGTGTCAACATTTAAGAAATAACTATGAAGACAAGAACCATACATAGACTTAGCAGCACCACGAGCGACTATTAAATACTGTTTCTGTGTTAAGCGCCTCTTGATACGCTTATTCACATATCGTCCACCACGACCATCTTCAGATGGAACATATACACTTCGTTCCTCGAAGAAGTACCAACCAAAAATTTGCTCTGCCCACAACTTAAACGAATCTAATAGATGTAGGTCTTCGCCATCAGTTAGGGTAAGCTCATTTTCACAATATTCTATAAAGCCATCAATAGCTTTATCGTCGTAGTAGACACCGGGATTCGCAATAAGTTCGTCTATCCGGTTCATCTCTAAAGATATTTCTTTACAAACCGGAATCTCCCCTCGCATAACAGCGTCGCGAAATTCCCCATAATATCTAGGAGTAGCAGTATTTGAAAGTGCCATTACTGCCCACCCCTTTAATCATCATCGTCGTCTTTATTCTTTTTATCCTTGCCTTTATCAGGCTTGACACCCTTACCTCTTGCACCCTCTGCGTAGTACTTGACGTTGGCTGCTCGAACAAGACGCTCGTATTTCTCGTCGGACATATTATTGAGCTGATCGACGAGGTCGTCGAGGTCAGGCTCGCCTTTCTTGATATCCTTGATTTTCTTTTCAAGTTCAAGTTTCTTAGCCTGCTTTTCGAGTCTCTCGAGAGGATCTTTCTCGTTAAGTCCAAGTTTATCTTTCATAAACTTTTCAAGCCATGCTTTTCCAGCATTCTTAGCAGCAGGAGCCACAACATCGTTAACTAAACCGTCGATGAATTTTTTACCCTTGGAGACCTTTACAGGATTAGCAGATGCAAGGCTCCGCTGAGCATTATAATAGTTGCTTTCTAGCTGCATTCGGTTAGTTTTTTCTCGAAGCTCATCGTCGGTCATCTCACCGACAGTCTTCTTACGAGGAGTAGAGTCGGAATCAGAATTGGATTTACCCTTAAGCTGACCTAGTTCCGCCTCGAGTTTAGCTCTCCGCTTCTTGCCAGCATTAGTTAGACTACCGTCTTTATTCTGGAATCTGCGAATGCCCCATTTCATACCCACAATACCATGGTGGGTTAAACTGTTATTATCCATTTTGAATTTTCCTCCTCTCTTTAAATGTAGTGAATAGACGCAAGCTTCTTTTGGTCCCATTCAAAAACCATGAAGCGCCGATGTGCTCCTACGAAGTCTTCTTTGTCGGACCAATCGTCAAGCTTATTACCGGAGGATAGTCTCCGCACCATTACGCCAAAGATATCAGCCTCGGATTCGTGATGAAGATGTCCAGCATGAACTTCTCTTACGTTAGCGTCGGCAAATTCTTTAGCAAATGTAATAGGAAAGATATGCGCCAGATTCTTAGCGGTAGCCTGTTTAGAATCGCCATGAGTGATCATGATAGAATTCTTACCATATGTAATCACTTTACGATTTTCGAAAGAATCGTCCACTACAGAGGAGCCATATCTTTCAAGTAGCACCTGAATAAACATCCAGGCAG